GCACTTGACAGGGTTGACGAGGATGCCTGCGGCATCGGAAAGCTAAACCTGAAGGCACTCAACAAGCGTATGGACAAGTGGTTGGCCAAGCATGAGACAGGTGAGGTGACCGAGTGGACGAAGAAGGTGTACGGTAAGAAAAAGGGTTGACAGACCCGACGATGTCTGATGGCACCGGTTTGTGGGGAAGCCATTGCCAAAGAAGAAACCCAACCCTCGCAGCCTTCAGGTCAAGGACCCTGAACGCTACAAGGCTGTTGTGGAGTCGCTGAAGCACGGCAATAGCCTGACCAAGACCTCCGTGGATTGTGGGGTTGCTAGACCGACTGTGGACAAGATCAAGTATGAGAACAAGGATCAGCTTGTCGTTTGGAAGTGGAGGAACGTCAACAAGATCGCTGGGATTGTTGGGAAAGGTCTGGACAGGTTGGAGGCTGAGATTGACTCCGTTCACATCAACTCATTAGCCCTCCAGCTTTGTATACTTATTGACAAGAAAGCGGTACTTGAGGACTCAATTGTCGGTAAAACCCCAGAAAAGAAGGTCATTTTGCACGGAGACTTCAATAAACTGTTGGATCAAGTCAGGTCCGGTGATCTTGAGAGAAGATTACCAGCAACCCAACAAAACCCAATGAATACGGGGGTAATCGACGTTGAGGGCAAGGATTAGGTCACGGAATCCGGTGCAAAGGGGGGCGGGGGGGGTGCCTAGCCCAATTTTCCCCAGCGATGCTGAAGCATTAACTCGTTTGAGATTTTAATTTGAAAAGACGGTCACCAAACCCAATAAGGCCAGACCACCTGCACTTCCTCCAAATCTTTGAGGGCGGTGAGATGGTTACCGGTGCTGTGGCGATCCGTGTGGACGAGGACCAGTTTCAGGTAGGCTTAAAAAGCCACCGCAAGCCAGATGCTGCCCGTGAGCAGATTAACGGGTGGGTTATGTCGGTAATTGAGGAGGAACACGAATGGTTGAGCAACAAAAGCTAGTTAAGGAACTTGGGGTAACTGCGAGGGACCTTCAGACGAGGCGTAAGAGGCTTCTGGAGGGGTTCCATTACTATGAGGCGGGGCGGTCTTACAAGTGGACCGACGAGGGTCGTGATCAGGTGATGTTTGACATGGGCTTGTTGCCGCATCCACCGAGTCACCTTGCGGAGGTTGCTGGCAAGATACCGAGGAACCAGAGGTTGGTGAACACGAAGGTTATGGGGCTGGAGTATCTGGTGAAGGTGAAGGACAACGGGATGTACTCAAAAGGGTTCCTGTTCCCGGTGAAGTGGGACGGGGCTGGGTTTTATGCGGTGAGGCATCCGAAGCATAGGGGGAGGCTGTGACTGAGGAGGAGAAGCAGGACAGGTTGCACCGTTCGATTGACCATGTGGTGAATCAGTTTCGGGAGGAGTTTGACATGACCTTTGTCAGCATGATGGGGGTGTTGCAGTTGGTGCAGGTTGGGTTGGCTTGTGAGGCTTGGGGATACGAGGACGATGACGAGGAGGACGAGGGTGGAGATGGCGATGAGTGGAAGATCGAGTTGGATGACTAATTTTAACGATGGCAGTAAAACTAAAACAAACTCTCCAGTTAGAAAGGCTGGATTGTCTTACGGTGTTTAGGATTAGCTGGGCAACAACCATCGTTAACCCCCTGCCCGTGATTGCGGAGTTGGGGGGAGATTTATGACAAGCGGAGTGGCACCTATGACTGAGAAAGAAATAGCAGAGGCGTTAGATTTGAGGACCGAGATGGCTAGGAGTGCGTTGTCGCAGTTCCTGAAGAACATTAAGGTGTTTGATGAGAAGCAAGCGGACTATGGGAGCAAAAATATAGCTTCATGGGGAAGTAAGAGTCAGGACATGTTTGGTGTGCTGACGAGGATTAAGGACAAGGTGCATAGGATAGCAAATTTGTTGGATAACAAGGATGCCCCAAACAATGAGTCCATTGCGGACAACTGTATGGACATTGCCAACTACGGATTAATATTAAGCCTATTGGCTGAAGACAAGTGGAGATAACATATGACAAAAAAAGCTTTCGACCCGTCTTTATATCGGGCAAACGATGCGAAGGGAAAGGGTGCCGTAGTGGCGCACTTGCAAAAGAAGGGTTCGTGGATAAACGCAGCGGAAGACACCAAGCATGATGTCAAGGAGTTGCAACTGCGGCGGCATGAGGTGGAAATTCGATCCGGCTGGACCGGAGCGAAATTTCCCTACGCCACCATCCATATCCCCTACAGGAAAAAGAGGTTGATGGACAAGCCGTTCACATACTGGGTTTTGAATTACGAGTGTACCCATGCCATGACGATAGGGAGCGAGGATATTGCGTGTTGCCCTATAGAGCAGGTTGCCAACAAGTATGTGCCCGATGGAACCGAGGAGTTTTTTGATGTGCCCGTTGAGGGTTTCGATTTAATCAAGCTGGAGAGTTGAACCACCCCGTCTTACAGGACCTCGACACCGCCACCATTGCTTCGATCAAGGAGCAGTATGGTGAGGAGCAGGGTACCCACCTTGTCGAGAAGGTCCTGAAGCCTGCCCGTGAGGAGATCATCAGGCAGGAGGAGGAAGATGCTTATTATTCAGGCTATATACCGGACCATTGGAAGGATGCTGACGAGTTATTAAAGACTTATGATCACCTGTTAATAAGTGGAGGCAACCGTAGCGGCAAGACGAGTTATAGTTGCCGCAAACTGGTTGACATTATGGTGACCAAGCCCAAGGCCAAGGTGGTTGCCTTTAGCATGACCAACCAGAGTAGTGTGCGTGACCTTCAGCCTGCGGTTTACAAGTATTTGCCAAACCAGTTCAAGGGCAGGAAGAAGATGGGCAAGGTTGGCAACGTCAGTTACACGCAAAAAAACGGGTTCACCAACTCCAGCTTTGTGCTGCCCAACGGGAGTCAATGTTTCTTCCATTATTACGAGCAGAGAAGCGACATCCTTGAGGGGATGGAAGCGGACCTGATATATTGTGATGAATTGGTGCCAGCGAGTTTAGTGGAGACTGCGGTCTACCGCTTGGTCACACGGAAGGGGAAGCTAATAATTGCGGCCACCCCTATCACCGGCTGGACCCCTGTCGTGAACAAGTTCATGGCAGGGGCGAAGCCGTTGTCCACGGTTGAGTCCCCCTTGCTCCCTGACACGGTTAACGTGACCGGATGCCCTGCGGGAACGATGCCGTACCAGATGGAGTGCATGGACACAAGTTGCGCTGTGGTGTTTTTTCACACCAGCATGAACCCCTACAATCCGTATGAGCAAATGGAACGGGTTTTGTCGGGGGAAAGTTCCACGCAGATCAAGATCAGGGCATACGGGTGGTGTGAGAGGACGAGCAACACATGGTTCCCGAAGTTTGGAAAGGACCACATCATAAACCATGCAGATATACCAACGGATGGGACTAATTACATGGTTGCGGACCCCCACGGCGCACGTTCGTGGATGGTCTTATGGTTGCGGGTCAGCATCGTGGACGGTGAGGAACGATTTTTCATATACCGGGAGTACCCGGACATGCCCACCTACGGTGAGTGGGCTGTTAGCGGTGACGACATGAGCGGGAAGATTGGGCCTGCCCAAAAACCGGTGGGCACCGGTCACACGATGTATAAGGAGTTGATCAGGGAGCTTGAGGGGGATGAGAAGATCGAGGAGAGGTATATCGATCCCCGTGCCGGTGGCAGCAAGGCAATGACCGACGATGGTGTGACCCTAATCGAGCGAATGGCATATGATGAACCTGAGATGTACTTCACGCCAGCACCGGGGCTACACATTGAGCAAGGGATAGGCGTTGTGAACGATGCGTTGGATTATAATGTTGATGACAAGCTGAGTAGCGTTAACCAGCCCAAGTTGTTCATCTCTAGCGAGTGCAAAAACACGATTGCCTGCATGACCGAGGCTAGTGCTGCCGGTGGGGAGAGAAATGCTTTTAAGGACCCCATTGATTGCCTGCGATATATTATGACAGCAAGCCCGATGCACATCACAGACCAGACATGGGCAGCGTCAGGGGGAGGAAGTTACTAATGACAAAAGAAGACGAGACAGAGATGGAGGTTAACTTCCAGAAGGAAGTGTTCAACTGGATGCTGGACGTAACTAGGCAGCAAAGTGTAATTATCGAGTCACTTGTAGAGATGTCTCAGGACTTGAAGGCAGCAAACGAAAAGTTGAGCAATGCAGGTAAATAATCACCCCCCTTTGTTGAGCTTGTCCGAGGCAGCGGAACTGACCGGACTATCAAAAGAATATTTAACCAAGTTGAGGCGTAACGGTGTCTTGAAGACATATACGCTTCAGGGTGGGGATAAAGGTTCCCCCCGCTATAAAATTTTTAGGGACCATCTATTAGAACACACAGGGCTTTCATAAAATGAACAAGAACGAATCAGAGGACCAGTTGGTGCAGCATAAGGACGGCAAGGTTGATGTGGAGACATTGACTTTTGAGTATAGGAGAAGTTTGACCGATGGTCATGCTCTGGAACGAATACAGTCTGCGGACGATGTGCGCTATGCACGTTGGAACAGCCAGACGAGTGATTTCAAGAAACACGCAAGTGCGTTGAGCGAGGGTACGCAGCCGTTCCCGTTTGAGGGTGCTGCGGACAACCGGATCAGGCTTGCAGATGAAACCATCAACCAACTTGTGGCGACCATGATGAACGGGTTCCAGAAGTCTCAGTTGAAGGTTGGGGCAACGGAGTCGAGCGACACCGAGGCAGCGGCGAGCATGAACACGTTGATGCGGTGGTTGATTGGCACCAAGCTATACCATGAGTTGAGGCGTGAGGCTGAACTGATGGCACAGTATTCCATGCAGTACGGGTGGAGTGCGATGTTTGTCGGTTGGGAACAACAAAACCAGTTGATGCCGATGAAGATCACGCTGGAGCAGATCGTGGAGATGTCGCAGCAGGACCCAGCGTTTGCGGACTTCCCTAAACTGATCCTTGACCCAGCGCAGGAGTCGGTGGTGGTGGACATGCTTATAACACAGGTGGACGACCTCAAGCGGCGACCGGCAAAGAAGATTGTCAGGGAGTTAAGGGAAACCGGAGAGAGTTCGATCCCTATTGATTATATTGTGGCTAACAAGCCGCTGCTTGTGGCTTGCCGACCTTATGACGAGATTAGCTTTCCACCGGAGACAACCACCTTACAGAAGGCACGGGTTATATTCAGGAAACAATATATGTCGGAGGTCGAGCTACGCAGTATGATCAACGACGACGATTGGAATGAGGCTTGGGTGGAGGAGGCACTCAAGACCACCGGACGCTCAAGTGACTTCTCCGACATCACAACATCGGTTTCGGCTTTAAGTGCTGACGCAATTGATAGGCGTGACAACTTGGTGGAGGTTGTGTGGGCATACACCAAGCAACTAAACGATCAGGGAGTGCCTGCGATATACACCACGGTGTTTGCGCCGATGATCCAACGGGATGCGCTTGGCAAGGCGTTGTTCGCAAAGCATGAGATGCTCGACTACAACCATTGCCGCTATCCGTTTGTGGAGTTCAAGCGTGAGGTGATCAAGAGGAGGGTTGTCGAGAGTCGCCCCATCACCGAGGTGATCGGGAGCTACCAGACTTTCCTCAAGAATCAGATCGACTCGATCATGGACAGGACATCGTTTGAGACGCTGCCTGCCATTGAGGTGAACAAGAGGCTTGGCCTGATAAACAAGGTGGGTCCTGCGGTGATGTTGCCGGTGACAAAGTCGGGTGATTATTCGTTTATGAAACCACCGGCAGGCGTGGCGACAACTGCGTTTGAAACGATCTCGTTTATTGAGCGATCCGTTGCGAAATATTTTGGACTTCCCCACCCTGATGTATCGCCGCAGGTGACGATGATGACGCAGCAATCGATGATGAACAACTGGTTGACGGTGTGGACCGAGATTTACCAGATGATGTTCCAGTTGACGTTACAGTACCTCGATGACGAGGACTTGATGAAGATTACCGGGGCACAGGTGCCGATTAACAGGGACAAGGAGATGCCCGACTTCGTACTGAAGTTCGATGTGTCCGACTTGGATCAGGATTATGTGCTGAAGAAGATGGAGATCATTGCCCAGCAACTGGTGCCATTGGATGTGGGCGGCTCAATCGAGCGGAACAAGTTGATTGAGAAACTTGTGCGATCCATTTCACCGGACTTTGCGGACGACATCTTGACCGACCAAAGTAGCGCAAGCCAGAAAATGTACAACGAGGTCAAGTCCGAGATGGGCGGGATGATGTTGGGCTTTGAGCCTAACTACACCGAGAACGATCCGACTGCTGGAACCAAGCTGAAATACGCAAAAGAGTTGGGAGAAAAGAACCCGAAAGTGAAGGAGGCTGCGGAGAAGGATCAGTTGTTTGGGCAGTTGATTCAGAACTATATCCAGAACTTGGAAATGAGTGTGACTCAGGAACAAAACAAGACCATCGGTAAAATTGGGGTACAACCCGTAACATGACACCAGACGACATAAACACGTTTAACTTCAAGGGCAAGAATGCCCTTTACGAAGCTGTAATGGGGCACCTAGAGGCTTTTGTTGAGGGAGAGGTCCTTGCAGTACAGGATCGTGACAACATCGGTGAGGGGCGAATCCACTCGGCTGGAAGGTTGGCTGGTCTGACTGACTACAGGGACCACATCAAGTGGCTGAAGGATCAGGCGACGAGGCAATGAAGAAGAAGGCGAAAAAAGAAGAGGCGAAACAACCCCCCAGCAGGGGGGAAGCCTTGT